CCTGTGCGATGACCACCACAAGGCCAAGACCAACGCCGATGCACTGCGTGGCAAACGCCGTCTACGGACAGCAAACTCATATGCAAAGAGACGTGCATAAATATCCAGAGGTTTATGCATGTCGTATAGCCCCGGTTGGTGCATAATCGCAGGTCAGGGGGGGTATAGGGGTGAATATCGCTCTGACCAGCACATATGCGACTCGCCGCGGTAGGTCGGCATTTTTCTGCACAACATTCATGCAAGGGGGGGTAATTATGCATAAACCCCATGGCGCGCCAGCAAATGGCCCCCGCGTACAGCAAATAGGTGGTGAGTGATGCCCGCGCAGCAGCCAGCGAAACTGCTCTTGCTGAATGGTCGTGGTGAGGGCCAGGACAGTGCAGGTCGGCCGGTTGCGCAGCCCCCGGCGTTCAAGCGCCTGGCGCCCAATCCTCCCTCATGGCTGTCGCGCGAGGCAAAGGCCGAGTGGAAGCGCGTTGCCCCTGGTCTGGTGCGTCTTGATCTGATCAAGCCGGAGGATCGTGCGACGTTGGCGGCCTACTGCGAAACCTGGTCGCGGTTCGTCGCGGCGACCAGGGATGTGAACGCGAACGGGATCACGGTGCGCAATGAGTCGACCCGCAAGGACGGCTCCACCTCGGTGTGGTGGACGAAGAATCCCGCGGTGGCAGTCGCGGAGCAGGCGTCAGCACGGTTGCTGCAGTTCGCGAACCACTTCGGTTTGACGCCGGCGGCCGAGCGCAACGTGTCCAAGCGAGACGACGATCGTGGCGAGTTCGAGGCGAACCCCTTCGCGGGTGCAGCCGCCGACGACGACTGATAGCCCTTGGGCTGATGCTGATCTCGATGCACTCAAGCTCAGCCCAGAGGTTGCGTGGTATCTCGAGTCACGCGGCTATCCGGTCCCTGACTGCCCGCCGCTGATCAAGACGCCGGAGCCGCGGGAGGTTCCGGGGGTCCGGTTCGACCCGGAGCGTGCCGACAAAGTAGTTGCTGCATTCCGGCAGTTGCGACACACCAAGGGTAGATTCGCTGGTCAGCGATTCGATCCTGACGTGTGGCAGGTGGCGTACGCGATTGCACCGGTTGCTGGCTGGGTGCATCGCTCTGTGGATTCGGGCGATTGGGTGCGCATCGTCAGGATCGCGTACATCGAGATGCCGCGCAAGAACGGCAAGACGACGACCGCGGCCGGATGGGGCATCTACCTGACGGCGGCCGATGGCGAGTTCGGCGCGCAGGTGCTCGCCGCGGCGACGACCAAGGAACAGGCCGGGTTCGTCTTCGAGCCGGTGCGCCAGATCGTCAACAAGTCGCCCGGACTCAAGCGGCACCTGCGAGCGCTCAAGCACCGGATCACCCACGCGGTATCGGGGAGCTACTTTCAGCCGATCGCGAATGCGGGTGATGCGCAGCACGGCGCGGACATTCACGGCGCGATCGTCGATGAGTTGCACCTGCACAAGGACATGGTGCTGATCGAGGCGCTGGAGACCGGCACCGGCTCTCGTGAGCAGCCGCTCATCATCTACATCACGACCGCGGACGCTGGGCGCCGGCACACGCCGTACGACGAGAAGCGCTCCCTGATCGAGAAGTTGGCGCGTGGGGTGCTCAAGCGGCCGAGCACTTACGGGGTGGTGTTCGCCGCAGAGAAGCCCGAGTATGCCGACGGCAAGCTGGTCAAGGGCGATGACCCGTTCGCCGAATCGACGTGGCGCAAGTCCAATCCGGGCTATGGGATCTCCCCGACGAAGCAATACATGATTGAGGCCGCGGAGAAGGCCAAGGACTCACCGGCCGAGCTGGCTCGGTTCCTGCGGCTGCACTTGGGTATTCGGACCAAGCAGGAAACCCGGTATCTCGATATCGAAGACTGGGACGCCAACGCCTCGATCGTGGACCTATCCCGGTTGGCCGGTCGGCAGTGCTACGGCGGGCTGGACTTGGGTTCGACGTCGGACCTAACAGCCCTGGTATGGGTATTTCCCACCGAGGACGGCGCGTTCGAGGTGCTGGCAAGACATTGGGCGCCAGAGGATTCCATCGCCGCACTCGACGAGCGCACTGCGAACGCGGCATCGACATGGGTCAAGCAAGGATGGCTCACCACGACGCCGGGCAATGTGACTGACTACGACTTCATCGAGGCGCAGATCGGGCGGGACCGCGACGAGTTCCTAGTGCAGGAATGCGCCTACGACCGCTGGAACGCCAACCAGCTGATCAACAACCTGACCAGCGACGGCGCGCCCATGCTCACCATGGGCCAGGGGTTCGCCTCGATGAGCGCACCAACCAAGGATCTACAACGGCTGATCCGCATCGGCGCCCGTACCGATGAGAACGGCTTGCCGATCAAGCCCATGATCCGACACGGCGGCAATCCGCTGTTGCGCTGGGAGATCGACAACTTCGCCGTCGCGATGGACCCGGCAGGAAACGTGAAGCCGGACAAGGCCAATGCTGGCGACAAGATCGACGGCGTGGTGGGACTGATCATGGCGCTCTCGCGTGCGCTGGCCGCGCGTGAGGTGGCGGGCACGAGTGCCTACGAAGAAGAAGGGCTGATGATTGTTTAGACGTCGCTATGTGGCCGCTGGCCGCAAGGTATTGGTAAACCTGTTCAGTGGCAATGCAATTGAGGGTGTTTGCACTTTCGATGGTCGTGCCGGGATGATCCTGCGCGGCGCTCTGGTCCACGAGCCGGGTGTCGAGCATGCAATGCCTGCTGACGGTGAGGTTCGGATCGATCGGGCCAATGTCGACTATGTGCAGATGCTCTGAGAGGCGGTGCCATGGCGTTCGTCGTCTCTGAGGGCTCGGTACGCGGCATGTCCCGCCCGAGCGTTACCCCCATCCGGTCAATTGAGCTGTCGCCGTGGGTTGCGATGGACTACTTCGAGTTGTGGCGCAAGCAGCCATCAGTGCGGCGCACGGTGTCGTTCCTGGCCCGCAACATCGCCCAGCTCGGCATTCACACGTTCGAGCGCCGCGGCGACAACGACCGTAAGCGTCTGACCGATCATGCCCTGGCCCGACTGCTGCAGCAGCCCAACAGTTTCACCACGCGGTACCGGTTCTTGAACACGTTGGTGCACGACTTCGCGATCTATGACTGCGCCTACTGGTGGAAGATCAAGACCGCGCTCGGGCCACGCCTGGTACATCTACCGGCGCCGCTGATCACACCCAAGGGTGACAACTGGCTTACCCCTGAACAATTCGAGTTCCGGGGCACCAAGAGCGCGAGGCTGATTCCCGCCGACGAGGTGGTGTACTTCCGCGGCTACGGCGGCATCGCCGATGCGGGAGTATCCCCGCTGGAATCACTCCGGCAGATCTTGCGCGAGGACTGGACCGCTTCGGAGATGCGCGATCAGATCATGCGCAACGGTGCTCGGCATTCCGGATACATCTCGCGCCCTAAGGTGCCCGATGCCCCGAAGTGGTCGGAAGACGCTAAGGCCCGGTTCAAACGCGAGTGGCAATCCGAATACGCGGGCGCGATGGCGGCGAACGCCGGCGGAACCCCGCTACTCGAAGATGGCATGACGTTCGTTGCGGCATCGCAGACGGCGAAAGATTTGCAGTACATCGAATCTCGCAAGCTCACCGACGAAGAGGTTGCGCGGTCGTACTTCATCCCGCCGCCGATGATCGGGATTCTGGATCATGCGACGTTCTCGAATATCGAAGAGCAGCACCAGATGTTGTATCAGGACACCCTCGGCCCATGGCTGACGATGATCCAAGACGAGATCGTGCTACAGCTGTTGCCCGACTTCGAGAGCAAGCCCGAAAAGTTCTATGTCGAGTTCAACCTCATGGAAAAACTCAGCGGCAACGTCGAGAAGCGCGACGCCTCAATCACCCAATCCGTCGGCGGCCCATGGCGAACCATCAACGAGGGCCGCTCGCTGGCCAACCTGCCACCCGTCGCCGACGGCGATGAGCTGATCCGCCCACTGAACGTCACCCAGAACGGCAACCAGGAACCGATCCCAGCCGATGACGGCTCAGCACCAACCATGACCCCGACGGAGAAGCCGCCGGCCGACGAAACCGAGCAGGAGGACTAATGCTCACCAAGAACACCTCTATCGGGCAGGTCAAGGCCGGACCCGACGATGGGCTCAAAGAAGGCGAATTCATCGTCTACCCATCGACATTCATCAAGCAGCCCGACAGCTACGGCGACATCGTTGCCCCTGGCGCATTCCTCAAGACAATCGCGACGTGGAAGAATTCCGGCCTGGTACTGCCCGGATTGTTCGGTCACCGGATGGATGACCCGGACTTCTACGTGGCCGGAGCCCAGGATATGGGCGAGGACGAGCACGGCTGGTGGGTCAAGGGCCTGTTCGACCTCGAATCGCCGAAGGGTCCCCACGTCTACCGGCTGGTCAAGGGCCGCCGGCTCAATAAGTTGTCATTCGCCTACGACACGATCGACCAGGCCGGTGTTGAACTCGAAAACGGATTGCGCGCAAACGAACTGCGCGAGCTGAAAGTTTACGAATTCTCATTCGTGCCCATCGGCGCGAACCAAGACACCTCCGTGGTGGCAGTCAAGTCGATCATCGACCTGGTGTCCCACGAGGTCAAAGCTGGCCGCGTGCTATCGGCCAAAAACGAGAGCGCACTACGTGAGGCGCACACCGCGATCGGCGGCGTGTTGTCGGCTCTCGAAAGCACATCAGACGAGGAAAAGGCCAGCGGCAACGGTCCGTCTCGCCAAGCGCCGGAAGCGGATACGCAGCCGGGACAGCCGCGCGAGGCCAGCCAGAAGTCGTCCGTCGACACCTCGGCGCTGGACAGGCTCGCCGCGGAATTCGCGCTGAGCACCTAACCAACCCAAGGAGAAAGATCGACATGACGACACTGCAAGAGAAGCTGGCACAGCTCCAGAAGGACGGCAACGGATTCCTGGCCAAGGCCCGGGAGATCGCCGAGAAGCACGGCCAGGGCGGGCAGTCCGAATGGCCCGAGACCGATGTCACCGAATACAACGACCTGATGGGCAAGGCCACCCAGGTCTTGGATCAGATCAAGGTCGCCAAGGCCGACATCGCGGTCATCGACCAGGCCAAGGCGCTGGGCGAGCAGATCGGCAATCCGATCGAGACCAGCGACGGCGGCGACTACAAGGCCAAGGCGTCCAACCTCGGCCTGGCGGTCGTCGGCTCGCCCGAGTTCAAGGCGATGCTGCACCCGTTCACTCACAACGGACAGATCAGCATCCCCAAGGGCTCGCACCTGTCCTCGGCACCGATCGCGGTCAAGTCGCTGATCACCGGCTCCTCATCGACATCCGGCGGCGCGTTCGTGGTCAACGAGCGCACCGACATTGTCGAGATGCTCGGCCGCAAGGAACTCAAGATCCGCGACCTGATCTCGACCCGCCGCACCGGCAGCGACACGGTGGAATTCGTGCGGCAGACCAGCCACACCAATGCCGCTGATGTCGTGCCTGAGGCGACCAGCTCGGCACGGCCGACCGCTCCGGGCTCCGCGGGCCCGACCGTCAACGTCGCCGGAGGCGGTTACAAGCCCGAAGGCTCGTGGGCATTCGAGATCGTCTCGACCACCGTCAAGACGATCGCCGAGTGGGTGCCGATCACCAAGCGCGCCTTGGCCGACGTTGCCCAGCTGGAGGGGCTGATCAACGACGAACTGAGCAAGGACGTCGCCGAGAAGGAAGAGGATCAGATCCTCAACGGCTCCGGGTCCGGGGAGAACATCGCCGGCATCAACAACACCTCGGGTATCCAGACCCAGGCGTGGACCACGGACTTCTTCACCACGACCCGCAAGGCCGTGACGAAGGCCCGCCACGTGGGCCGGGTCAACCCGAACGCGTGGGTGTTTAACCCCGCGGACGCCGAGGCGCTGGACCTGCTCAAGGACGGCGAGAACCGCTACTACTACGGCGGCCCCCAGTCGATCACCAACCGCACCCTGTGGGGTATCCCGGTGATCGAGTCCGAGTCGCAGGCCGAAGGTACTGGCCTGCTCGGCGACTACAAGAAGGCCGTCCTGTGGGACCGCGAGCAGACCACGGTCACCATGACCGATTCGCACGAAGACTTCTTCGTGCGCAACCTGGTCGCGGTGCTCGGCGAAGAGCGTGTGGCGTTCGGCGTGACCCGCCCGCCCGCGTTCGTGTCGGTGGATCTGACCGCCTAAATGGCACTGATCGGAGTAGAGGCCGGGGATGGTCCGTCGTGGCTGTCCCCGGCTCCACCTCAAGGAGGACCGGTGAAGAAATACAACGTGGTGGTCAATGGCGTGCAGACCACGCTCTTGCTCAACGACGAGGACGCCGAGCGGCGCGGCTTGCTCCCGGCGGCCGAGAAGCCCGCGGCGAAGGCCGCCAAGGCTCCGACGAACAAGGCGCGGCCCGCTGTGGCCGACAAGCAGGCGTAACAGTGCTCGATACAGCCGCACTGGCGGAGTACACCAAAGGCCGCTTGGTTGCTGATGATTCGGAGACCGAGCGGAACCTCGCGGCAGGACTGGCCGTGGTGCAGCGTTGGTGCGGCTGGCACGTCACCCCCGTCAAAGAAGAGCATGAGGTCGAACTCGATGGGCCCGGGGGGTCGCTGCTACGGCTGCCGACTCTCCGGGTCGTCGAGTTGATCAGCGTCGTCGAGGATGGCGTAACCCTCAATCTCGGCAGCCTGGAGTGGTCCAAGACCGGGTTGGTGCGCAAGAAGTCCGGGGCGCCATGGTCGAGCAAGCTGGGTGCGATCACGGTGACGATGGATCACGGATTCGACGAAGCTGCCGACTTCGAGTCCGCGGTGCTCTCGTACGTCGACCGTACGTCGCAGGCACCCACGGGCGGCAAGCCCATCGCGGTCGGCCCGTTCCGGTGGGCCGAAGAGAAAACCGTTGCAGGGTCGGCATTTTCCATGGCAGAGCTTTCGATCCTGGACCTGTACCGATTGGAGCCGCAGCCGTGAGCGAGCAGGTGATCCGCCACCGCGGCACCGGCCGCGACGAAAACGGTCAGCTGACCCCGGCAACCGACACCACCCTGACGGCCATCGCAGTGGCACCCGGCAGCGGCTCACAATCCGGACAAGGGCACCGCCAAGAGCGAGCGCGCAGCGGTGAGGACATCGCGTGCACGGTCTACTTCTACCCCGGTACCGACCTGATCAACAGCGACGAACTGACAGTGCGCGGCAACCGTTTTCCGATCATCGTCAATGACTGGATGCTCTCGGGCCTCGGCGGCTTAGAGGTGCTGTGCACGCGGGGGCAAGGCTGATGGCCTTCGTGCTGGACCAAGAGGGTGGCGCCGAAGTACTCAAGGAGCTGGCAGCCAGCGCGATCAATGATCTGGCGCAGCAGGTTGCCGACGACATCGGCGAGGGCGCCAAGGTCACGATCTACACCACCGACCGTGCCGCGGCGACGGTGAGCGTGCCGGCCGAGATGCAAGCCAAGGATGGCGTACTCACTCGCGCCGCCGCGGCGGCCGGGCTGGAGGTGCGGCCCAAGCCCGCCACGGAGACGCGCAATCGCGGGAGGGGGCGCAAGGCGCGGCCGGAAGCGACACCCGCAGAGGCGAAGGCGTCCGGCGATGCAAATGAGGCGTGGGTGGCTGCGCGGAGGTCACAACGCAAGGCTGGCCGGTGACGCTACCCGCGGTGCGTGAGCCGGTCGACGTCGCACGCCTAATCAAGGATCGGCTCAAGGCCGACATGGCGGCGCGGTTCCCCGAGTTGTCGGTGCGCCTGGAACTTCCATCCGATTGGACTCTGGGCTCCGATCCGGTGCTGCTGGTCGCCGATGACGGCAGCACGTTGGACATGTGGCCGGCGGCGACGGACCCGACGATTCGCGTCACGTCGTGGACGTCGGGCCGGGAGACCAAGTATGCGTACGCGGCGATGCCCCATCTGCTCACCACGCGGATTCCTGGTATCGCCGCGATCCTGCCGGGCGCTGCGTTCCTGGAGGCACGCGACTCGCGCACACGCGGTGACCTCATCTCGTTCACGGTCCGCACCCGGGCCCGCACCCGATAACGCGCTGTAGCGCACCGATCAACCCCGCCTACCTGGCGGGGTTTTTTGTTGGCCCGCAAGGGCTCTCACGCCCTTAAGGAGGGAATCAACAATGGTTGCAACCATCAATCCCGATGCCACCGTCATCCCGGACAAGGCCGAGGTCTGGCTGATACTCAAGCAGGATGTCCCAGGCAACAACATCGCCGCGAAGATCCCGACGAACGCCACCGATGACCCCGGGGCCAAAGGCTGGGAGTTTTCCGGCCTGATCGACGACAAGAAGGGCATCCCGCTCGACCCGTCTGGCGAGGTCAAGGAATACGACGCGTTCGGGCATCCGAACTTCCGTACGAAGTTCCGCAAGGGCAAGCTCAAGAGCGGTTTCACCGCGCTGGAGTACAACGCCGTGACCCGCAAGGTCGTGCTCCCCGGGTCCACGCCGGACAAGCTGGGCATCCCTAAGGATGTTCAGATCTACGTGCTCTACCGGTATGTCGACGAGGACATCACCCGCATGTGGGTGGCGCTGCGCCCCGCCTTGGCCGAACTCAAGAGCCATGGCGGCATTGTCGACGGCGAGCTGTCATTCGCGGAAATCACGGTGCATCACACCGCCGACGCCAACGGCGACGTGTTCAAGTACCTGGACAGCAGCACCGCCGACGACGTCACCAAGACGTTCACTATCGACTCCGGCGTAACCGCCTACACGGCAACGGTGGGTACTGACACCACGGTCTCCCTCACGACGAAGACGGCGTATGCGTTGCAGTCCGCGCTGCGGGACTTGGACTCTGTGCAGGCGCTCGATGCGCCCGGTGTGACCGTCGAAGGTCCCGACGGTGGCCCACTGGTGGCCGTCTTCACCGGCCCGGTCCCCACTGTGTCCGCGACCGGCACCGGCGGCACCGTCGCCGTCTCGTAGAGCGAAAGCACCCGCCCCGGACGCGACCGACTCCCGCGTCCGGGGCGGGGCTCCACCCCAGCGAGTCGCCCCCCTTTTCCCGTATTCAAGGAGTCGAACATGACCGCACCACGTAAAAGCGCACCACGCAAAGCAACTCCCACCGATGCGGCTAAGCCGGACCCGAAGAAGTCGGCGCAGGCACGCAAGGCCGAGGCCGAGGATGGGTTCGTGACCGTCGAGCAATGCGGCGTCACATTCCGAATCGGGCTCGGCGAAAACATGCCTTTCGAGGTCATCGAAGAGATGAGCGCCAGGCCGGAACCGCAGAGCGAGAATGAGCGTCGCAAGTACGACCTGGCGATCACCAAGGCGCTACTGGGCCCGGATCAGTGGGAAGCGTTCAGAGCTGCGCAGCCCACCGTGCGCGATTACAACGAACTCAGCGACAGCATCACCGCACTGATGGGAAACTAATTGGCCTCTGGCGCATGCTCATTGAGCATGGCGACGAAATAGAGGCCGACCTAGCCCAGTACTACAACGGACTTGATCTCACCGACTTATACCGTGGCACACTGTCCTTCCGCCGTCTCGGCGTCCTGGTTCGCCAGCTACCGCCGCGATCCCGGCTGGTGACAGCGCTCAACGACGGTCAGCCTGGATGGACGGTTACCGATCACCTGATCGCTGATGTGTGGACGGCAATGGTCAAGCTGCTCGGTGACCCAAAGAAGGTGCCCGACAACATCGACCATCCGACCCGCGCTGCGATGGTCGCCAAAGCCGTTGCCGCAGCGAAGGAAGCACTCAAGGCGATGTTCGTGAAACGCAAGCGCGGCTATGCCAAGCATTAACCAACCTGTG